TAGAATGAAAGAAACAGAAAAATGGATGAAAATGAACGAAGAAAAAGTGGCTCACAATTAAATTGCGAAATGGCTCACTTTTCAGTTGCGAAATACAGATATTTATTCCCAGTTTGGAATAAAAGTGGTTATGTGAAGTGATAGAAAATGAAAAGTAGCGGTTTAGAAAACGCATTAAATCAGCGTTATATAAGGGTCAAATGGAAAAGTGGTCTCAGATGAATATAAGGTAGGGCATGAAGAATTTATGTGAAAACGAGAAAGACTAGATAAGACTACCTACTTAGGAAATCGCCTTTACTACTGTCATATAGAGGGATTTTATGCGATGTGGTCTCAGATGAAGTAAGGGTAGGGGTAACGAAAAAGAACATGGAAACAGATAAATAACTGCCCGGTAGCGAAATAGAAAATCGCCAAGACCCTTGGCATGCATGGAGTACAGCGATTTTGGTCTCGGATGAAGGTATGGTAGAGGTAGCGAAAATAAACTTTACCATTTAGACACAGCCAGTTTATCCCACTAATACTAAGAAACAACCATGCTTGTACAAATAAGGTTGAAAATATCGCTAGATAAGTCAGTATTCATGAGGGAAATGGCGAATGTGAGATAGTAACCCCTAAAGGAAGGGAACTATGTTTGAAACTTATGGTGCTCAGACCCCTTGACACACATAGGGTACAGCAGTTTTTGTATAACTCAGCGTGACATAGCATTATTTTACAGGTGTTTTACCCAGTGTTAAAAGGATAAAAGTGTCCTTCTCAAAGCAAGTGAGATAATGACCCCTAAAGGGAAGATGTAACGCAATAGGCTTTATTTATCAGTATGGAAGGCTGCGGAATATATATCTGTTCACAAAGTTGTCACAATTAAAACAGGTTTCGGCGAAAAAGTCTTAAAAATCTTAGACGAGTTACTATTAATTTAATGTAGGGTACGATACGGCGAAAAGTAGCAATAAACTACTCATGAAGTCTCTCTAGTTATTGAGAGGGTACAGTTTAAGGAAAAAGTCTTAAAAAAGCGACTTGGATTACTATTAATTATATGTAGGGGTATAAAAATTAAAAGTGCCAAAAAAGTCTTAAAAAAATGACTTGAGTTACTATTAATTTAATAGGAGAGGACATTCGCATTGAGTATTATTTTAATTAATAATATTGAATGGGGATATTCTCCCCGGAATCTTTATTCATTATAGATTCATAATTGTCACATTTTCATAGTGTGACCTCCATATTTTTAGTTTTTGTGAGTCTGCCGTCACTGGTGGACTCAATTTTTTTATTTTTTTTAACTCATAATATTTAACTTTAGAAGGTGTTACAAATGGAAATAGGCGGAATTCCGTTAGAACTCATAGTTTCAAATGGTTTATTTGCTATCCTCTTTGTTTGGCTGTTCTTTGATAGTCGCAAGGAAGCAAAGGAAAGGGAAAGCAAATTAACTGATCAGATAGACCAACAGAATGAAGCACAAAGCAGGATTATACAAAGTTTAGAAAGACTGGAACAGAAAATTAACAATATAGGAGGAGATAAATAATGGCAGAGATTAGAGAAGATGGCTATATCGCTATCCGAACAGCAATCGCTGAGAATTGGAATAAGGTTGTACTGCAAGATGAGAGTAATGATGATGTAGTTGAAATTGCATTGACTGAGGATAATTGGATTCATGAGGTAAGCGAAGAACAAGTATTTGCTGGATATGGGCCACAGGGTCAACCAATTTATAAAACAATTTCTATTGAAGACAATCAAACAATGGAAATCGAGTTTGTTGTAAAAGGTTCAGATGTAGACAGTTTGCCTACCACAGTAGTTAAATCAGCAATAGTTGATGAAAGTGGAGAAGTTGTAAGAGAGGTTGCAGTCGAAGAATTTTCACCATTCACCTTTGAGACGACTAATGACGAATTGACGATCACGCATCAAATAAACGTCCCAACGATGTGATTTAGATGAATATCACATTAGAATCATACGTCTCTAAGATAACAATAGGTGACAGTCCAATCACCGAGCCAAAGTTTGAATCAGTTATAGTTGCTTCACATGTTAGTACAATTGGTTCAAATGTAACTTATACAACTAATGCTAAAGCAGAATCAATCACATTAGAATCACATACAGGTGCAATCGGTTCATCTATTAGTATTTCTAAGAAGAAGTCAGCAGATGTACAATCGCATGTTAGATACATCACATCAAGCGCTAAGACTCACTTAGAGGATTTGAATATCAGGTTGGTCAAACTTACCTCTTTTGTTACATCAAGTAACGTTATAACAGAAGTTTCTCCGTATCATTTCCCCGTTACATATCAAGCACATGTAAGTCATATGGAAAACTTATCTAATAGTTACCATGTAGAGAATCCTACCTTATTGGAGGTGCAGGAATAATGGCACTAAGAGGTGACACAGTTAGGCTCAAAGTTCATTTTAAGACGTTTGAAGGTGTCTCAATCGAACCATCTAACATTGAGTTGGCTATCTATAATAACAAGCAGAAGAAAGTCCTAACGATTGATTCAGTAGAGTTACAGAACGATGGTGCAGGACAGTATTACTACGATTACAAAGTTTCCGATGATATTCTCGAACACTTTTATTTCGAGTTTGGAGGAATACATAATGATAAGCCAATCCTCAGTAGAGGAAAGGTTAATATTTACTTTAACAAATAATCAAGGAGGTCATGAATAATGGCAGAAGAAATCATTGAAGAAGAACATGAAGAAGTAGAGACAGTCTCTAAGGCAGATTATGATGCTATCGTTGCTGAGAGGGACGATTTAGCACAATATAAGCCAGTTGAGAAGTCTGATGCAGAGAAGGCGATGGAAACTAAGCAACAAGAGTTGTGGCAAAAGGAAGTCAATCTGACGCTTAAAGAGAATGGATTGGATAAGTTCGCAGATGTGATTAAGGTAACTGATACTGATGAACTTAACACAACAATTGAAGCATTAAACGGCATTGTCGATCAATACAAGGTTGAGAATGCTTATGTTCCAGAGAATCACGCAAAGCAAGATGAATACGATAGCGCTAAAAACAGCGGAGATACCACAGGAATGATCAAATCACTTTTTGGATTCAAGTAATCTGATTAGTGGTTTTTTATATTTACATAACGTAACAACACAAAAATAAAATTAAAAGGATGATTAATATTATGTTTACACACGATAAATTTCTAGAAGGTCAGTCAGTCGATATTAAGGATGTACTAATTCAAACTACACCAGTGGTGACACCATTTTCTACTTATTTACTTGGCAAAGGTGTCGGTGCAAGTGCTCCGAAGGTTTCATGGATTGAAGAATCAATTAATGAAGCGTCTGCTGTAACTCAAACTGAGGGTGGAGATGCACCTGCATATGTTGAAGACTCATCTGAAATGCTAGATAACTACTTAGAGATTTTCGGTGCTACAGCAACAGTTTCCAATACGGCACAGGCTTCTAACGCTATTGGTATCAATGATTTATTGGCTAAAGAGGTAGCAAACAAAACTAAGGCAATCAAGATGCGTATTGAGGACAGATTGATCAATGGTACTAAAGGATTCGCTAATAAGAAATACACAACTGGCGGTATCCTTGAGCAGATTCATGCTGACCATAAGATTACTGGTGCAACATTCGATAAAAAGGCATTTGAAGGAGTTCTTGCTACTCAATATCACGCAGGTACTAATGACAATATGACTGTGTTCCTTCCGGCTTCTATGAAGATGAAGATTAATAACTTTGAGGACGTAGTTTTCATGGCTCGTGACTCTGCTTTAGGATTCGACTCAGAAGTTTATTTTTCTGTTTATGGTCAAGTACGCTTTGTGTTATCTGAAAAAGTTGGGCAGAACAAGTTATTTGTAGTGAATGGTGATTACTTAGAGTTACCAACGCTTATTAACTTTAACGCTACTAAGCAACCAGTATCAGGTTCTAAACAGTCTGCTTACCTTGAAACTCAACTTGGATTGAAGTTGTTAAATCAGAAAGCAGCAGCAAGTTTTGAAATTAAAAAGGCATAGTTAATACATAAGGATAGGCTTCCCGTCTAATTTGGCGGGGAGTCTTATTATATTTTTTTAATACTCATAATTCTTAATTGGAGGTGTACACAAAATGAAAACAATGGACGATTATTTACTTTTAAGGAGGTCAAAGAAATTACGATTAACTAAGATTGCTAAAGAAATTGGATGCAGTCAATCATTACTCAGTCGCTATGAGACTGGTGATTGTGGAATGTCAGACGATAAAATAGAACGATATAAAAAATACATAGAGAATAACTAAAACTAAAATAAGGACGTGACATTGTGACTATAAGACACATACGCTTTCTTTTTGTTCACTTGTCACCGTCGATATTTTAAACTGTCGGCAAATATGTGACAGAACAAAAAGGAAGCGTTTAGAAGACGCAAATGTAATATATAAACAAAAAGAAGTGAATGTTTCTTATTCACTGACGATATGGATAAAAAATTAAAAGAAATGTTCCCATCATGGGTAAATTCCATTGATGAAAATAACAAACTAATACTTACAAATGACTTAGATTCACTCTTTACAGTAGCAATACTAAGAAAAATGTTCGGCTGTGAAGTAGGCATGTTCTATGACTTTGAGACATTATATAGCACACAAGAACGATTCGATAAAGATAAGGTAATCGGAGTTGATCTTGCGCTTGAAGATCATAACACGAAAACTTTCTGCAATCACGTCACTAAGATGTGGAAGGGTGACAAGGTAAATCCCTTGTCAGCAAATTTAAACAATATCGCTGGCATACATGGAGGTAAGTATCAGACTAACTACTTTAACAAATACAGTGGCTCAACGGCTCTTACAGTGTTATCACTATACGATTCATTCAATATGCTGTTAAACGGTCACACAAGGCTCACAGAGACGCAGAAGATGATACTTGTATCAATTGATTCATACTTTTACGGAGTCAACTTCAATGGCGGTGAAGTGTTCAATAAGTGGCAACGAGCATTAGGATTGGAAATGTTTCAAGACATATTTGATAAGTATAGCAAGGATGAACTAATTGAGTTTCAGAAGGAGCATAGTCTCAAAGGTGAAATCTATATGTCTGATGATGGATTAGATACCACATTAGATGTTGCATTTTTGCAACGTCATTTTCCTATGCTCGATTTTAGCATGGACGAACAGTTTATCGGAGAGTATTCATTCCAAGAGCCAGTGTATGAACATTACTATACGAAAGAATCTAAACATGACCTTCAAGGTGATGTTTTTTCTTTTGCTGTAATCAATCGAGACAGAATAAGTTACACAATACATTAATCAGAAAGGAGGAATTAAAATGACAAACTCAAACTCATCATACTTCTTTTGCTACAATCGCAGATTAAGTTTTTTCCTATCTAATGAAGGAATTAATTTTATCACGGTAGCCAAGGACTTAAAGACAAATAAAATTTTCTCACTATATCAAATCGACGCAGAGGGAAAATTACAGGAAGCATTAGATAAATACAAAAATAAAAAATAATTCCAAATTCAGGTTGTCTATAATTGAATTTAGTTATATAATCCATAAGATTTAAAAAATGTCAAGTACTTTATAAAATCAATCATAAAATCGGGGGAATATAATCATGACATTATCATATGAAGAAATCGAAACTTTAACAGGATTTAATCAGAAAGAAAGCACACACTTTATGCCAAATGAAATATTTGAGGACTTGCAGGGTAATCTGTCCAAGTCTCCCCATATAGCGTTTGCGTATAGTTACTATTATTTAATCAGTTGGCTCTATAGGAATGCTAAGTATGGAACAAAGAATATCAATACAGCGGACATGAAGCAATTACTTGGCTACAGCAAGACTAATAAGACGATCAACTATTTAATCAAGCATAAGGGTGTACTTGATCTCATGGGATACACAGAGACCACAAACAATTATCCTTGGGCGTGGGAAATGGATGAATTTAACGATCCAGTATTCTCATTGATTGACGATGAAGATGAGCAAACGAAGAAAGAAATTCACAAAGGTAAAGATAATAACTATAAGATTAAATATCCCATTAAGCATTTTTATCGTGATTCAGAGGACATAGAGGACGATCATACTTCTGGTGTCTTCTATGACATAAGTAACACACACATGGTTGGATTTGACGTATTCATACATTGCATGAGCCTCAAGGAGTTAGGTGCTACAGGTTTTTATCTGTATGGCTACTTGAAGATGCAAAATCAGAAGTTTGATGGTGGATATGATGTTTCATTAGAAAACCTAGAAGAAGAAACAGGGATACCTTACGTGTCATTGAATCGGTATATGGATGCTTTAAAGAAATATAAGTTAATCGACACTATCCATAATCAAAAATACTTTGCAAAAGGCATGGACGATGAAGACAGAAAAGCAAATACATACATAACCAACGAATCGGATTTCTTCACATTTACGGCTCAACCTTATAAGAAAATGGAAGTTAAAACTTTCACTGAACATATGGCTATCCAAACCAAGAAGAAAGCAAAACAAGATAAGAAGAATCAATCTGAAAGAGTTGAAATCAGTCTATCAGAATTGCCATTTTAACTGGATAATTTAGGTGGTACGTTTTTGGTACTATATGAAATACGGGCTTTTGTAGATTGAGTATAGTTTATTATATATAAATTTAAACTAAAACACCTACAGTATATAACTGTATTATATGTAGTACCAATATCGTACCTCCTAAAAATTCAAATCAATCAAGGGAGATATTCAATCATGAATCAGAAAATTAATTCAATCAAAGAGAAAATTAGCGGTGTATTACAAAGAAAAAAAGACGGAATAAAATCACTAATCAAATTTCTTGACAACTTATTTACTCAAAGACGGGACAAAGAAATGCTAAAAATCATACGTCAGAACATAAAGGAGTTAGAAGATGAACTTACATGAAGCATTGCAACAAGTGTCTTGGAAACGCAAAGAATATTTCCAATGGAAGCATGATATTAAATATAGCAGACAGATACCGAAGAAAACGGAAGAACAGTTTTTGAAAACAGTCGAATTGAAAACATTTAACAGTTTCGTCAAATGGGAACGCACAGCAGAATATAAACAACTATTAATATTGCTGCTCGACTCAAAGATCGCTGAGGACATGCAGGATATTTATGCAAAGGTTACGGAAGACGCTAAGACAGGTGACGACAAGGCTGTGAAACTTTTCCTGAGTTTGCAGAAGGAAATATCTACAAACGCTAAAAATGCTCAGAAGGTGTTCAACTCAGTTGCTAAGGAAGATGAGGAAGACGATAGTGACGATTTGATATTGGATTAGGTTGACTTTAATCTACTAATGTTATATTATATAATGTAACATTACATATAATCAGGGGGAAATCAATGAACACAGAAGAAGCATTCAATCAATTGAAGTCAGCAGACATAACTAATAGCATACAGACACTCAGGAGATGGCTCAGGGAAGGCACAATTAAGGCTGAGAGGTCAGAGAATCGTAAGGTTGGCTTTAATATTGATGAAAAGGATTTACAGCGATTTATCAATGAGCGGACTGGTAGGGGTAAGGATGAGGAAATTAAACTGCTTAGGAAGAAAGTTAAGAACCTAGAAAAGGACATCTATAGAATAGAAGACTCTCATGAGGAAGATTTAAAGATATTGTATAAACAAAGAAAAGAGAACAAAGAGGAGTTTGACAGGAAATTAGAGTTTAGAAATGATTTGGTAAAATCCCAAAGAAAAACGATTGAATCACAAAGAACAATGATTGACATGTTAAAAGAAGAAATAGACGAGTTGAAGAAGAACACTAACAGTAAATTCAACTCAGATTCCTTTAACTTTAACAATCTCTACAACAGTTTTGATACCCTGACACCATATAAGAAGAAACTAGGAATGTCTCCTAACACAACTAAGGCAGACGTTAAGAATAAACTGAGAGAAGTAATGTCTAATGCTCACCCTGATCGTGGGGGCAACGCAAAGGTATTCCAATACTTGAAGGCAGAGTATGACTCATTTAGAAAAAATAATTGATATTGTATACCATAACATTATACGATGTAACATTAAGGAGTCACTAAAATGTGATTCCTTTTTCTATTCTCAAAGAAAGGAGAAAATAAATGACAGCAGTTAAGAAGAAGCGTAGCAAAAAGTTAGATAAGATTATGAATGACTTTGAATTATTCTCTAAGAATTTTATCCATATTATCGACAACAACAACGATCAGATTCGATTAGACTTGAACACAGCACAGACAGAGTTGAACAATCTAATGAAAGAGAATCGCTTTGTTATCGTAAGTAAGGCACGACAAGGCGGAATATCAACATTCACACTGGCTAAGGCTTTACATAGAGCAATCACAGCAGATAATGAGAACATACTTATAGTCTCATACAAAGGCGATTCATCATCTGCACTTTTTGAAATGTTGAAGTCGATGAATATGTGGCTTCCAAGAGATAAGTTTCCTGATCTATTCCCTAAAGTTAAACGTGATAATAGGAATGAATTGCTATTCGACAATGGCTCAAGGATAACTTGTATCACAGCAGGTAACAAATCAATCGGACGTGGCTCGACATACAGTTATATCCATTTATCGGAGTTTGCTTTCTACTCTAGGCAGGAAATGCAATTGTTATCAGCAGAACAGTCCTTGATGAAGGGTAAAGGCTCGCAGTTGACCATTGAAACAACTTCTAATGGTATCGGAAATTTGTACTATAAGTTGTTCATGAGCGCATATAAGAACAACTCAAAGTATGTAGCAATGTTTATTCCATTCTTTCATGACCTCTATAAGAAACAGTTTAAGCATGATCACGATGAAGCCGAGAAATGGCACAAGGCAGATAGTGGTGGCTCAAGGTTATCTAAGAAGGATTTAGAAGATG